TAAGTCACCCTTACTTTTACACCATTTTAAAAATTTCAAATCTTCCTCTGAAAGTGGATCATAACTACCTGATGTAATTATTATCTTTTCTTTTGGTGTCATGGAAGTAAATTAGGAAATGCCTCTTTAACAAATTCATAAGATAGACCTCTTACGCCTTGGTCTTTTCTAAAAATTCCAATAATAACTTCAGCTTCACGAGGTTCGATTGATTCTAATAATTGCAACAGTAATTGTTTTCTTTTTTCTGGTGTCAAATTAGATGCTCCAGCATCACCTTTTCTAAAAAGATACAATTTACGAATTTCTGTTGATAATTGATTTCTTGAAATTCCAGGTAATGTATCAGGCACAATATAATCTTCTGGCATTGAGCTAAAATACCATTGATAATCTGGATGATATGTTAATTGTAATACACCAGTTAAAGTTTTTGATAAGTTTTTTTCAATAACTTTCATTCTTTCAGCTTTAGTATTTGCTTCTTCAAACTCATCAAACACTTCATATATGTTTTTCATTTAAAACTCCTCAATAACTTCCATTAGATTTCTTAATTTGTGTTCCATGAAATAATTTATTAAATTACCTTTTGAAGCAGGTTTAATTTCATCATACATATTTATGATACGCTCTTGAACATCTTTAGGTATGTATGATAGGTCTATCAACATTCTATTTCTAGTATAATTAGCTTTATCTGTTTCAGAATAAGTTTCTACGTTTTCACTTAAATACTTATCCATTACTTTTTGAGTGATAGGCTTTTGTCTCAAATCACGAACAAAACAATCCGCTGGTGAAAACATATTAGGAATGCCATCACCTTTATCACCACGAATAACCTTTTCTTTTAAATCAAGTATAGGATTATCTGATTTAACATATTTCTTTTGTGATGGGTTATATTGTTTAACATTTGAACCATATTGTTGTAATTGTAAAAAGTCACCATCGCTTGATAGAATTAATATCTTTTGATGTGGTGCAAATCTAGGTACAAGTGTGCCGATAATATCATCTGCTTCAGCACCTTCAACGTCAATCACTTTATATGGAAAATTTGTTTTAAGTTCTTCTTTGAATTTAGATAACATATCAAAGATTAAATGCCAATCTAAATCAGATTTTTCCCTAGTCTTTTTACGACCGGCTTTGTAGAATGGAAATACTTCTTTACGCCAATACTTTCTATTATCACAACATAAGATAACTTCGCCATATTCACCTTTAAAGTTTTTAACGTGAGTTCTGATGATGTTTAATACCATATGCCGAATAAGATTTTCTTCCAGTTTGGTATTTTTTTGATTTGCTATCTGTGCCATAAGGCCTGCTAATAGCACTTGATTTAAGTCCACGAGTATCATTATATAATCCTTTAAGATTCAGAACAGCCAGTATACTATAGTTTAACTATTTTGTCAACCTAATTTTGGCTTTGCCAGTGAGTTTCTTTCTAAACTTCTTATCTTTTCTTAAAAACTTGCCATCTTCTATTATTCGGTTACAATCTTCAATAATCTTTTCCCACCATGTTATACATTTACGCATTTGTGTTTTAGTATAACAACTATACGCTTCTTTCATTTGCTCATCTTCTGACATCAAAGCTTCATTCCAAACTTTAATCTCATTCTCAGCATGAGATATGATTGCTTTTGCATGAATAGGTTTAACACCAACATTATATAAGAAAGAATAGTTTTTTCTATCAGACCAATCTTTGATATAGTTATCAAAAAGACCTTCAACTTCACCCAATAACTCATGGGTCTTGTTGAGTGTTCTTTCTTGAATTGTTGGTCCTGTATATTCTTCTGTCATTCTGGTAATTCCGTTTTTTTCAATATATCAAATGCTTCTTTAACAAATTCATGTGACGCTGTTGATTTCTTTGCTACTACACCATACCAACCACCTGATAATAATTTTGAAACATAATAGTATGGGTCTAATAGTATGCCTTCAAACAAATCTAAATCTATAGTAAGACCTTCTTTATCTTCTCTATACAGTATAATTTGATACATTTGACCTAAATCATAGGTTTCATATATTCCTGGATTATTATACATAAATCCTTCAAAATGAATGGTTGAGCTACCATCCTTTTCTTTAGGTGATGCTACAAAATAAAAGGCGTCATGGTCGCCTTTTTTAAATTCTCTCAATGTTTCTGGTATATCGTTCAATGTAATCCTTTATATGTGATTTTCTTATTCTACACATTATCCATGTATTATAATAATCATCACTCATCATAACATCACGAACAAATTGTTCTTTAGCTTCAAGATAACTACATTCACCTTTTGATTTGCAAAGATGTAATATTTCTTTACTAAAATTATCTTGACCCAATTGTAACACATCTTGCTTCAATATGTCACTACTTCCATAGTAAGTTTGCCAATCAGAAAATACCTTATACTTTTTCTTTTTGCCTTTTACTTGTTTGGTTTTAGCAGAATAGAATAATTTTTTACCAATGTATTTCTTATTATTTACATTGTTTGTTATAAGATATACAAATCCGTAATTATCTTCTATTTGTTCTTCTAAAAAGTCTTTACCATTATATTGCCAATTTAATCCCATTCGCCTTCTTCTTCTGTGTCATCATCTTCATTTATATATTCTTCTTGAATATCTTCGATAATTTCTCCACAGAACGGACAATATTCTGGCAGTTCTTTTGATACTAGTTCTTTCGTAAATTGGATTCCATAAGAAGAATCACAGTTAAGGCATTCGCCTACTAAAGCTTTGTTTGTCATTTGAGTTCCTTGTTAGGCCCAAACATCACTCCAATTACCAGATAATGCGCCTTTAGCATAGTCTGTTGCTCTATTCTCAAAAAAGTTGGTGTGAGTTGGTGCGTTAATCATCTCCTCTACCCAAGGTAAAGGATTTCTCTTCACTTTAAACACACCTTTTAAACCTAATGAGATTAATCGGCGGTCCGCTATATAACGAATATATTTCTTAACATCTTCTGATGTTAATTCTTCCATATCACCCATTTTGAAAGCAAGGTCAATAAACTTATCTTCAAGTTCAACCATTCTTTCAGCAATGGTGTAAATTCTGCTCTTTAAATCGTCTGTCCATATTTCACGATTTTCTTCTATATATGTTCTGAATAATTTAATCATGGATTCACAATGTTGTGTTTCATCTACAATAGACCATGTAACAATTTGGCCCATGCCTTTCATTTTACCATGGCGTGGAAAGTTCAATAGCATAATGAATGATGAAAATAACTGCATACCTTCTGTAAATGCTGAAAACACAGCAATATGTGTTGCAGTATTTTCTTTTGTGGTATTCTGTGCTGATATATCTAAAACATAATCATGTTTCTCTTTCATTTCAGCATATTCTAAAAATTCATTGTATGTTGTTTCAGGTAAACCTAAAGTTTCAATCAGATGTGAGTAAGCTGCAACATGAAGTGCTTCACGAGCTGCAAAACCCATCAACATCATTCTAACTTCTGGTTGTGGAAAATAAGGTAGATAATTTTTAACGTAACCACCTGCAACATCAATGTCACCTTGAGTAAAAAATCTAAAAATGTGTGTTAAAAATTGTTTTTCTTCTGTTGTTAATTTCTTTTTCCAATCTTTCACGTCTTCCATCATTGGAACTTCTGTATGTAACCAATGTGATTGCTCATGTTTTAACCATGCGTCATAAGCCCATGGATAATTAAAAGGTTTAAAATATGTTCTATTTGATGCTAAATCTTTTATTTTGTTATCCATTAAATTTCCTTTTGCCAAAAAACTATTTCCCATTTACCATCTAAATGTTCAACAAGTGCTGAACAGCTCTCGACCCAATCACCAATGTTTTTTTTTCATTTAAAAAACCAAATATATGTTGCTATTATGTTTACCATTGCAAAATAACTATTCTGTATCAATAATGGTATATTTTTATGCCTATGATAAAACTCATATGTCAATATTGTATGACCTACAACAAAAGCAGGAAAAGACCATTTCAACCAAGGTGTTTTTAATGCCATTGATGTGCCTGCTATGATGAATATCGTTGAAGATATCCATTTAATATCAAAATTAACCTTCACAAGCTATACAATCATTTCCTTGAGCGATTTGTGTCATATCAATTTCTTTGATAACTTGTCGTTCAATTCGTTTAGATACCTTATCTGCTTTACCAATCTTTTCAGAACGGCAGTAGTATAAAGTCTTTAATCCTTTTTTCCATGCCATGAAATGAATAGCATGAACATACTTAATATTAGCATCAGGTCTAAAGAATAAGTTTAGTGACTGTGCTTGGTCGATATATTGTTGTCTATCAGCAGCTAATTCAATAACCCAGCGTTGGTCAATTTCCATTGCTGTCTTGAATACTGCTTTATCATTCTCTGACATCCATTCTAAGTGTTGGACTGAACCATCATTAGCAATAATAGATGACCATGTATCATCATACCAGTTTTCTGGTTTATCTTTTGATACTCTAATTAGTAATTCATCTAACCATCGATTTTTATTTAAGAATGATCCGCTTAAAGTGTCTTGTCTATATGCATTAGCACGATAAGGCTCAATACTAGGGCTAGTGTTACCCATAATGATTGAACTACTAGCGTTAGGAGCAATAGCCATAAGATGACTAAACCGGTTACCCGTACCTTCGGCGTCAGGAGCTTCCCCACGTTCTTTACCCAATTTTTTATTTGCATTATCTAATCCTTCTCTGATGTGTTTGAAGATTTTATTGTTAGCAACTTTCGCCATAACGCCCTCAAAAGCAATACCATTGCGCTGTAGATAAGCGTGCCATCCAAGAGCACCAATACCAATACTTCTCTCTCGCTGAGCTGAGTATCTAGCACGACTAATGTTGTCAGGAGCGTTATCAATAAAATATGTAAGAACATTATCCAACATTTCAGCAACGTCATGCAAGAAATTGGCATCTTTATTCCACTCATCATATGTCTCCAAATTAAGTGATGATAAACAACATACCGCAGTTCTTTTCTCATCTGTTGGTAATATAATTTCTGAGCAAAGATTGGATTGATGGACTTTTAATCCTTTATCTTTTAACCATTGAGGCAAATATTCATTACTTGTATCGATATAATGAATGTATGGTTCACCTGTGTGCATCCGTAATTCGATAATCATTTGCCATAGCATCTTTGCTGAAACTACTTCTCTAACTTCACCTGAATGTGGGTCTTTTAACTCCCATGAATCATCTACATTTGGATCCAACATAGACTTTTCAACAAGATTCATAAAGTCATTGGTAATATTTATTCCATGGTGAAGATTCAAACATCTTACGTTTGGATCACCTGTAGGTTTTCTCATTTCCAAGAACGGAATGATATCAGGATGCGATATATTTAAATAAGCTGCATAAGAACCTCTTCGTGTTCTTCCTTGACGATAGGCGAGTGAGGATGCATCATAAATTTTAAGATGAGGCATAACACCAGTTGATTTATCATCAGCAGAGCGAATACCAAAACCAATACCAACACCGCCGCCATACATTGATAACCAATTTGTTTCAGATAGATTATCTACTAAGCCTTGTGATGTATCTTCAATATAATTTAAGAAACATGAAATTGGCATTCCTTTTTTAGAACGACCAAAAGATAAAATAGGAGTAGCATATGATAACCAATGCTTTGAAGCATAATCATATAATCTTTGTGCGTGTTCTGGATTACTACTGAATGTTTTTGAAACATAAGCGAATCTTTGTTGTGGAGAAGTTTCATCTTCTCTCATGTATGATTCTTTTAATCTTTTAATTCCTAACTCATCAAATAAATTATCTCGTTGTAAATCTATTTCAATTCCTAGGTAGTTCATGTATTCGCCTTTTCTCCGTAATTCCAAATTTCGTTTTTATATTCTTCGGACCAATTATCGTAATATTTGGTTTTCTTTAAACTCTCACGAGCACTTAATAATTTATCTTTTGGTTGGGCAAGTATTATTGGATAATGACCATTACCTGTGTTTACTCCATTAATAAAACCAGGATCTGCTGGATGGTCTTTTAAAAAGATTAAGTCATCTCTTTTTGCCTGTAGCTTACTTATTAAATCTAATAGCTCATCATTCGTGAATTTATTAATCGTATTAACAAAAATAATTAGCTCAAAATCATAAATAGAATTAAAAGTTTTTATGTATGAGAGTATATATGATTCCGGTTCTTCATTAAACTCGGTTACAAAAACTTTTTTATCTTCAAATGCTTTTTTAGCAAATGGACATATTTGAAATCCGCCAAGTTCGTCTCTTCTTTCGGAAACTTTTTTTACCCAATCTGTTATAACTTTTTCCAATTTACAAACTCCATTTTAGCTCGTAGATTTTGGAAAGTATTATCTTTAATAATATCTAGCAGTTCGTCTTGTGTAAAACCAGATTTGATAATATCATTAATATCTTTCTCTGTTATATATTTTGGCCAAATAACAACATTGAAATGATTATCGATTGCTTTTTCCAATTTCTTTACGATATCTTTATTTCTAGGTTCATTATCATATATCAATACAACTTTATCTTTTGTGAATGTGTCTAGGATTGATTCCAAATTTGAATCAGCAGTTGCTACAGCATTGTCTATGAACAATGAATCAATTGGACCTTCAACAACATAAATTGGTATTAAATCATTAATTACTCTATCTAAACCAAATACTTTTTTATTTTTTTCTTGTAATTTACATGTAATATATCTTAATTTAGATTCACCTAAAGCTCTGCCTTGGAAAGCAATTAGATTTTTTTCTTTATCATAAAATGGAATAACCAATCTCTTATCATTATCAACTAAATCTTTTTCAAGACCTAATTCTTTAACAAAAGCTTTAAAGTCTTCAGCATAATATAATTGTGAATAAAAGCTTTTTGGAATATGTCTACCAATAACATATTTTTTAGCAAAATGTTCATCTGGTAATGATTCAATACTTGGTAAGTTAATTGATTTTTTAAATGTTGGTGATGAAGTTTTATATTCTTCAAATTTTGGTTTTGGATAATTATTATTACCCGTTTCACCATTCTTATATCTTTCCATTGTATATTCAGCAACAAGAGAAGGATCAACTTGCTTTAAAAAATTATAAAATGTCGTGCTAACTCCACAATTATGGCACATATAGAAATAATCATTTTTAGTTCTATACACATAGCCACGACTTTTTGTTTTATTTTTTTGTGAATCTCCGCACAAGGGACACCTAAAATTATAAAGGTCGTCTTTCTTTTTGGTAAACCTTATTAATTTTGGCGATGCACGAAGCAGGAATTGTCTGTCAATAAAAATACTCATAATGTAAGGATAATACTATAAAACTACTTGGAAGTCAAGTTATTTTGAAATTTGTGATAGAATTTCTAATCCGTGAGATAATAACCATGATACTACAATGATACCACCAACAATCATCCATTTCCATTGTAGAAGTTTATCTAATTGTTCTTTTTCTTTAGTTTGATGTTCTGTAATACATTTACGAAGCCCTTTAATTTCTTCCATAATTCTTAATTCGGTATTTTGTACCTTATCAAGAACCTTATCAATCCTGTCGTGGATTTCTTTTACATCGGATTCTGTTTCTAATCTTCTATGTTCCATGTCGGTATAAACCTTTGCGATATGTCTGTCGTGTTGTTCGTTTAATCTCGAAATCACGGTATCCATCTTGGAACAAAGTTGAGTAAGTGTGCTTACTTGTTCTTTCAGCACACCTACATCTATTTTAGTACCAAGTAAATCGTTGTTATCCATTATTTTTCTGGATCAGGTTCTGCATCTGGTACTGCATCAGGTTCTGGTGCTTCTGGTTCAGTATCTTTTTTCGCCCATACAGCTGCACCATGAGCACCAGCTAACATACCGATTGCTTGTGCAAAATCTTTTAGACCAAATAGATTTGATGTGTAAGCGTTATAACCTGCACCAACAATAACAACCAATGTTGTTAATAACCAAGACCAACGAGCAATATCGTGTGTCTTATTGTCTTTACCTGTAACCAAATGTGTAATAAAATCTGGCATTGCCATATTAACCTCCTAATATATTCAAAGCGTGTTGATAATTTGTTCGTCTTTCTTCTAATCCTAAAGTGCCACCATTGATAACTTTTGATATCTTATCAATGTCACCGGCATCAGCTAAAGCATTTAGATTGTGTGTCTTCCAAAACCAGCAAGCTGATTCTGTAGCACCATCAAATGTTAATAGGTATTCTGGCAATTCTTCAATGTCCTTACCTATTGATTCAGCAAATTTTTCATAATTAACTTTGCCTGTAATTTGAATTAAACCTTTACCTGCAAATTTCCAACCGTCACCACTAGCTTCATCACCATTACCCATACGACCTGCATAAGCACGATTAGCAATCTTTTCTTGATTGTGTTCGTATTGTTTAGCAATATCTAATGTAGCAAAATGTGAAGGCCAAACCTTAACTAATGATTCTGCTTTGTAGTTTAAGTTTTCTTTAATTCTTGTAAAATTAGCAGACTCTACTGAACATTCACCAATAAAGGCTGCAATTCTTTTATTTGTATTAATTTCGTATTGTGGTAAAAATTTATCAAGTGATGCAAACCATCCATCAACTGAAGTATTTCCCACTAGTAATTTTTTTAATTGCTCAAGTGTCATTAGTGTAAATTCCTTTGTTCATCTACCCAATATTGTAATGCTTTTAATTGTTCTGCTATTTGATGGTATAAACCATAATTTTCTACTATTGTTTGTTCTGCTGTAGAGAGTGCAACTCTGGAGGAGGTACCATCAATTCTTTTGGAGGTGTCGGGAACGGTGCCTTCAACAGCGCTGTCGTGCAACTCGACAAAAGACTTAGGCAAATCACACATAGTATCGTCTTTAGTAGTAATATTTTTTTTAAGTGCTTCATTTTTAGCTCTCACATCATTAAGTTGTCTAGTAAAATCTTGTTGTACCTTATTAGTTACTTCTTTTTGTTTAGTTACAGTTTTCTTTAATTCATCTTCAGCCTGAACGATTGCATCTTGGCGTCCTTTTATATAGATGCCGTGAGCAAGAATCACAATAGTAATTATTCTTAAAGGCAATCTATAACCATAAGGTATAAGTTGCAACATTTCAAATGTCATTTCTAAAATAGCTAGAAAGACACCAAAACAAATAATTGCTATAGGAACCCAAGTAGGTATAAAACCTAAAATCCAATTATATGATAAAAACCCAGGAAGAAACATAATTACTTCCTTCTGCCGATACTCATCATAACTGGATTATGTGTATTTCTTTTCCTTTTTCTTAAATCAACACCAGGTTCTCCGCCTTTACCACCAGAGCCTGCAATTGCGCCTCCACCTACAACATTAGTAGGACCAGCACTGGCAGCACCAGCACCCATTTCTTTAATATATTCTTTAAATGATTTCATAAATCTCTTAACCTTTCTGCAACACTCATATCAACTGAAATTTCTGCTGAATAAAATGTTTTTCCGTTAATGCCTTCAATTACATCAGGCATAATATTCAAATATAACAAAAACGTTTTCAAGATATCATAATCACGTTCATCTATCTTGTAGAATAATATTCTTGCGGTCACTTTTGGACCAAAAACATTATTCAACAAAATAATGTGATTAATAATCAATCTTTCTTTAAGCGATTTATTAGTTTTGTATCTACGAAATAATCGTTTAAGATACTTTGTTCTTTTAATATCGCCTTCAAATTCAGACATAATACAATTAGGTGCATTATAGCACTTCATAGCATATATTAAAAAATTATCTTCATTCAAATTATCAATCATATTATAAAAAAATTAAGAATTGCTTAATTGATTTCCTTCATATGCAGGTCCTTCAAAATCAATATCAGCGTCTTCGTCAGATGTTTCTAACAAAGCTGCTAATTCTTCTTCATCTAGGACAACAGCTGCTATTTTATAAAAACCTGTTTCATCAATAATATAATTATAATACAAATAATATTCAGGTAATTCTGGATTATTTGGAGAAGAAACCTTACCCGAAAGGTCTGCTCCCCAAACATCTCCAAATTGATTTAAAGCTACAACCTCTTCACCTTCAGATTCATCTTTAAAGATGGTCTTTGGTAAATTAACACTATACATGTTCAATACTCGGTTGACTTTATTCCACCCAGCATATGGATTTACAAATCGACCTGATAATTCAACAGATATATTTCGGTTGAGCTCATTACGAGTAACTTCATTGTTGAGGTCAATTTTCTCTCTCTCAACAGAAACTACTGGAAAAGCAAATCCGCCTTCCTGAATGAACTCACCAAATTTTAGCATTATAAACCTGTAACTATTGAACCGAAACTTGTATTTCCAGAACTTGTGTTTGAAGCAGTAGCGTTAGCTAATGCAACTAAAGTTTCTTTTAAGTATCTAACTGTTCCATCGCTATTAGTTTTCTTTTGAATGTGAACCCAACCAGCATTAAAGTTACCTGTGTTTGCAATAGCGTTATTACCATTAGCAGCACGAGTTGCTGTAACTAAAATTGTATCTTGGTTATATGTTTTTTCTACTGGTTTTGTAGAAGGATATGAAATCGCTGTATCAAATTCAATACCCCAACCTGCCGTTGCAACACCAAATAATGCTGGTGTAATCGTAATTGTATTACCAGAAACAGCTGAAACTGTTGTATTTGATGCAAAGAAACCTGGATAACCATTACCTGATGTACCTCCAGGTTGAGCAAATCCATTTGCCATTAAATAAACATATTGTCCTGTTGCAACACCTGCGTTAGCGACATTATTCCAATTACCGCCTCCGTCATTATATGAAACTTGAATTACATTGTTACCTGCTGTATTACCAGTTAAAATATAAAACTGTAATATCTCTCTTGTTTGACGCTCAACGTCCAATTTAGGCTTACTTTGAGCTTTGTCATTATTATTCCATGCTGGCATTTCTTTTCTCCTTAATATACCACGGGTTTTGTTAAGTATTTATCTATTCTAGCCTCTTGGTGCTTGTTTAGGCTTGTCTTTCTTATCATCTTTCTTGTCATCCTTTTTCTTTGTTGGATCAGGTTGACCAGGTCGACTTCTCATTAATGGATCAATTTCTACAGA